ATGACCAGTCAACTCATCCCCGTATTCAACGGCACTATCGACAACGAAATAGCCCTACTCTGCAATGCCCGCGATCTGCATGCTTTTTTAGGCGTGAAAAAGGTGTTTGCGGCATGGATTACAAATCGCATTTCAGAATACGAATTCATTGAAAATCAAGACTATATTTTGCTTTCCAATTTGGGAAAGCAAACATCTGGTAGAGGCGGTCACAACCGCAAGGACTACCACCTCACACTGGACACAGCCAAAGAACTGGCGATACCATTCCCGCCAGGCCCACTTACAACAGTAAAATTCGGGGCTCTGCCTTTACATACAATACAATGTTGCACGATTGCCCATCATCAACTCCGTTAATATCTATGAGTAGTAACCCTATGTAACTGTAAAGACGAATCAGCGCTAATTGTGTCTGTCCACATCCCCAAATGTAAAGATATAAGGAGCACCATGATACAGTTGGATCTGATTTACATCCTGTAAATTCTCGTCGATAGCCACCCCTGGAAAATCATGTTGCTGGATAAATCCGTATCCTATGTTAGACACAGCGGAATACTCTGTGAAATCAGGACTCGCCTCATATCGGTCACTGATCGTACCCAGTCTTTCGAAGAAAGCCCTCTCATTCTTTTCATGCCTCATGGCAGCCTGTCGAAGGGCATTCAGGTTACGTAGTCTAAGATGAGCTTCTCGTTCTGGATCTGCATATCCTTTGAAGTCGGGAACACTCCATCCCAGCTCTTGAGCGACACGACGTGCGAGAATCTCGGTGGGTCCTAGCTCTATATTACTATCTCCAGATGGATCGCTGGCCCCAGTAACATGATGAATAATCTCGTGAATCAGTCCTTCCTGCCACGATGGCATCTCATAAGAATCAGTATCTGGCGCAACACTAAAACTGACATAAGGCTCTTCGTTCTCGTTTTCTCCAGCCTCGCAAATGGGGAGAATTGGTTCTTGCCCGACATCGTATCCATATAATTCGTTACAGGTTAGTGATTGAATATCATCAATTTTGATAGCAGATTCTCCGTTAAGCTCGTATTCGTTTCTGTATTTAATGCAACCAATGTGTACCTCCTCATTATGAATGCCATAGCTTACGGCATCACGAAATGTTTGTGATCGGCTCAACGCATCAAGTACAGTGTTGCCAATCATATCGACCGTATGCTGATCGATGAGCCTGCTACGGCTGTCATGGACGGCGCTAATTACACTTTCGTATACGTTGCTTAAATCTGCTGCGGAAAGCGGTATTCGCTTGCCTATATCCAAAACGTAATCCGCATAGGCATTTTCAGCACGATTAGGAGCAACGGCAGCAGAGTATCCAGCAGGGGCAAAAAAGTTGAAGCCAGGTTGGAGAACGGGAATTTTCATATTGATACTTAATATGGTTTTATATATTTCAGTGCCACCAATTCACTAGCTTACAACCAGAAACTAAAAAAACGTCAGGGCGTTGATAATAATGAATACCAACTTTCTGCCCATTTATAGTAATATCTTTCGTTATCAGGTTTTGTCTGGCAGCTTCACGTAATATTTCAATACTCTGCAAAGCAACATTTGATGAAATGCTGGATGTTATCAATGGCATATGTCATTTACCCCAACAAGACTAAATTTTAGAAAAAACAACTGCCGGGACAACTTTCGCCCCCTGTAACCCCAAATAAGATGTCAGATTTATCGGCATTAATTTATCTCCCTGTTGAATTAGCTCCTCTATCATCTACCTAACAAATATCCCCCGGACATTGCAACACAAAAACCGGAGCCGGACTCCGGTTTTGTGAAGCTGTCGGCTATTTCATTCCGCCAATATTTTCCCACCTCCCGTCAGCACGCAGGATTTGCAGCGGTCTTACCACGCACTGTATCTGCTTTTTATCCGCATCCAGTATCACCACCTGCGTGATTACCCTGTCCTGCTCCGGGATAATACCATTCTCATCGGACTCCAGAATGTCTGCCGGCCCCAGTCGCAGTTGTGCTGTAAGCGACTGCACGTGTTCACGGCCATCATGCTTTCCGCAACCACACAGACGCTGCATAAGTTTTTTTAGTATATTCATGTCATTCTCCTGTTCTGCCTGTATCACTGCCCACTTCATCCAGCCCCTTGACATCCTGCCACGGCCCGTCACCAAACCTGACCTGCAAATGCTGAAAAAACCCCTGAACCCGTGTGGCATCTTGGGGTCAAGAAAGGTCAGTCCGGTGATGAGTGCGCCATCTGTATCCGGGAACCAGCTATGGCTGTTTGTCTCAATAATGCTCGCCGGCCCCAGACGAAAACGGATTTGTGTCTCCCCCGGGTCGCCCTTCGGTCCCTGAGGTCCGGTTGCCCCCACCGGGCCAGCCGCACCTGTTTCTCCTTTCGGTCCCTGTGGGCCTGCCGGGCCTGCCGCACCGGTATCTCCCTTTGGACCCTGTGGACCTGCATTTCCCGTCAGACCGGTCTCTCCCCGCTCTCCCTTATCCCCCTTCGGCCCCTGAGGGCCAGCGGGCCCCTGTTCCCCCTTTGGCCCGGGAGGTCCCACCACGTGGGGATCGGTTTACGGCGTCTTCCGCCGCTATCCTGCTTTGTTCCGCTGACTGTGCGCTTTCTGCTGACTCCCGGGCTTTTTCTGTTGCGGTCGTTGCATCCCTGGCTGCATTACCGGCTGCACTTTCTGCCGTCTTTTTTGACAACTCAGCATCTGCTGCACTTTGTGATGACTCACTGGCTTTTTGAGCGGCCGCAGAAGCCGAGGACGAGGACGCATCCTCTGACTGCTTTGCTGAGGCTGCACTTTCTGCCGCCTGCCGGGCTGACTCCGATGCCTCCCCTGCTGAAGTGTCAGCATTTGCAGCGCTCTCTTCTGCCTGACTGGCTGATATGCCGGCATTCCTCGCTGACGTCTCCGCCTCTCCGGCATTCTTCTTCGCCTCCTCAGCGTGACGCGCCACCTCTTCCACCATCAGTTCAAAACGGCGCAGTGCCTCCGGCCGGACGTCATCCTCCGACATGGCACCGAGAAAATCATTCAGCGTACCGGGTTGAGAATCTTCATACACGGTGATGGTCCCGGCATGTGACGGCGGGAATCCCTCCACCAACAGAATAACGCTGTACTGACCGTACTCAACGTCCATACTGTAACGCCCGGCTTCATCCGGATTTTCTGAGGCCAGCGTGTTCACCACCACCGTGGTGCTGTTACGTTTTGCTTTCAGCTGGATTGTGCAGTTCTGTACCGGTTTTCCTGTGCCGTCTTTCAGTACACCTGAAATCTTTACTGCCATATTCACCCCACAAAAAAGCCCGCCTGAACCGGCGGGCTGTCATAACACTGTGTTACCTGGCTAATCAGAATTTATAACCGACACCCACGATGAAACCGTCAGTGCGCCAGTCGCCACTGCCGGAGCCTTCATAAGCAATATCAATGGCCACGGATTCGGTCGGGTTAAACTGCACGCCAGCCCCCCACGCCAGAGACGTGTTGCTGTGGCGACCGTCATCACTTCCGGTCAGCACATCGTGCGTTTTCCCCTTGTTGTCAGTTACGCGGAGATAATCCCCGGAGAAAGTCGACACACGGCTGTAAGCCACTCCCGCCATCGCATACGCGCTGAACCATTCATTCACGCGCACAGACGGCCCCGCCATTACGCTGAACCAGCGGTTACGCACGGAATCTTCATGCCAGCGGGTATCGCTGTAACGGGTAATCTGGCGATTCCTGTCTCCTGCATAGCTGAATGACGTCACCAGCCCCAGCGTGTCCGTGAATTCATAACGGTATTTCACGTTAATCCCGTTAAGATTATCGCTACCGGGAGCGTTCGTCCGGGCATGAAGATACCCCGCGCTCAGCGTGGCCTGCTGCTCAGACGCCCATGCAGGCGCACCGGATACGGCCAGACAAATGGCTGCGGACAAAATGGCGGCATAAAGTTTACGCATAATTACCTCTCGTCTTTTCTGCAATAAAAAAGGCGTCATTTCTGACGCCCGTTCTGGGTTATAAAATTCAGCTGATACTGATACCTGCTGTGGATTTTTTCATCACCACAACCAGCAGATCGCTGATACTTGCTGTGGGATACCAGTTATTTACCAGCCATGCTGACACCGAAAACTCCAGCGTCATGTGACCGTGACCGGCAGGCATATCAATAACGCCACTGTAAATCAGCGTATTATCCAGCGCGGTACGGTTATAAATTTCAGCACCGTTTTTCCGCACTATCAGACGGCATGAGGAGTAAATATCAGTATGCTCTCTCTCATGTTTAGCGCCGCTGAATGCCACCGCCGGAATAACAATTTGCCGGTCAAACGGCTGATCGTCATAAACCCTGACGGTAATGGTCCCTGATGGCCACCGCTCCGGTGCACGGGAATCCCGGGGGAAAGCTTTGCCCACAGTTTTAACGAGATCGCCTTCAATCTGGTTCGCGGACAGTTTTCCCAGAACCCGACAGTTCTCGTTAATCGTGACGTTGTTGAGCGTCCCGGAATTCGCATTCACGTTACCGCTGATATCAGCATTTCTTGCGGTCAGCCTGCCCTCCGGCGTCAGGGAAAACGTCGGGGGATTGCCGGACGAGGTGATACTCACCGCAAACAGCCGCTTCAGGAACACATCGTTCATGAACAACTGATTCCCCTGCGCCACAAATAACGGCGTGGTGTTGCCGTCCTCCGGGTTAATCATCGCAATACGGTCAGCCAGCAGCAGTATGTTGCTCAGGGGCTGGCCATCAGTATCCTCAATCCCCGCTCCAATACCGGCAACATAGGGTATGCCATTTTTGTTTTCTGTACCTTCAGCATGTAAAGTGCAGCAAGGTCATCATTTGTGTCCTTCTGCACGCGCTGTATCTGCTGTATGGTGGCGCTCTGGTCCTCCAGCGTTTTACTGACCGTCTGTGTGATTTCATTGCGGGTTTCGGTGATGGAGGTCTTCATCTCCGCCATCTCATCCGCAAGCTGGCTGTTGTCTATCAGCTCCCACAGCCCCTGAGCCAGATGCAGTTTTCCTATTTTTTCCCGAAACAGCCCCAGATACCCTTCTGCATCATTGCTGGCCCGGCCACTGGCTTCCACAAAAGCAGATTTCCCCACCAGGTTGACGCTGCGCACGTAAAACCAGAAATCCTTCCCGGGCTTAATGTGCGGGCCGGATACACTCCACTGACTGCCGGTCCCCAGATAACGGGCAGAGGTTTCCACCTGAGATGTGTCTGCGATTTTTGTCTCCGAAAACCAGAACTCAAACTGTACCGTCGGGTCATACACCGCAAGACGCGGGACCGCTGTTATCTGAAAATAGCCCGGTGTCAGCTCAATCGTGGCGGGTACCGCAGGTGCATTAATCCTGAACGTGGTGGTGGCCGGTTCCCCCTGCTGGCCATAACTGTTAATCGCCCTGACCGTCAGGGTGTATTCCCCCGGCGGCAGACCGCTGAAACGGTGCTCTGTATCCGCGGTGATGGCGGTGGTCACCAGACGGCTGTCCTCACCGCTTCCACTGGTCAGGCGCAGACTGAAGCGCACGCCCTTCACCACCCGCGGCGTGTCCCATTTCGCCTGCGCCAGATACTGGCCGTCAGCTGCGCTCACCTCCACCGTCAAGTGCTGCACTGCCGGAGGGATGACGCTGTTCAGGGTGCCTGACTGCGGCTCAAAGCGGGCACCGTTATCCACGATGGCTTCTTTTTCCGGTACGTGCTGCACCGCCGTGATGGCAAAGGTGCCGTCCGTGTTTTCCCGGACGGAGACACAGCGGAACAGGCGACGGCGCAGTGACGGCAGGGATAGTCCCCATACACCGTATGTCTCCACACCATCAGGCAGGGTGCTGACCTGTACCCGGTCCGGCGCGGGGTGTGCGGTGATGTCCACACTCACCGGCTTACCGCTGCCGTTAATCAGGTTCACCGTGGCGGCACCGGTCTCCGGCAGTGTCACCTCACGGTCCAGCGTCAGGGTGCGGCTGGCGGCATCGATGGACAGGACACGTCCGCCGGTCATGGTCCCGGCATAGTCGTTATCACAGATTTCAATAATGTCACCGGGTGTGTGACGCAGCCCCTGTGACCCGAGCGTGAAATTCACCGTCTGCGTTTCCAGCAGTCCGGTCTTTATCACCCACAGCCCGGCACGGTGGGCCTGACCGCGACTGGTGCAGCCGAACGCATCCATCTTCAGCAGGTTGCGCCCGTAGCGCAGTATGGCTTCCGGGTCTTCCACCAGTTCCGTGGAGGTCTGCCAGCCGTTCTGCGGGTCGGTGTAATTCACCTCCACCGCCGTGTGGCGGTCCTTCAGGGCGCTGAAACTGTAGCGGAATCCCACACCTTCATTGTCAGCCACCACATCACTGTTTGTGTAGGGCCACACCACATCTGACGGACGGTCCTGCACAAACGTCAGCGTCTGGCCGTTCCATACCGGCATACAGCGCATCGCCGAGCAGAAATCACTGAGAACGTCCCACGCCTTACGCTGTTGTGACAGGTACGCATTAAAGGTCATCCGCGGCTCTGTGCCCCCGAAACCATCCGGGACCGTCTGGTCGCAGTACTGCCCGATGGCATACAGCGCCCACTTGTCCACATCCGCCGCCCCCAGACGTTTTCCCATGCCGTAGCGCGGGTGAGTCAGCATGTCCCACAGGCACCAGGCCGGGTTGTTGCTGTATGCCGGTTTCAGGCTGCCGTCCCAGATGCCGCTGTACGTGCGTTTTTCCGGGTCATAGTTTGACGGTACCTGAATGATGCGACCGCGGATATGGTAGTTCACCGTCATCTGCTGACCGCCAAACTGCTCCGCATCCACCTGCAGCCCCACAATCGCCGTGTTCGGGTAGCACTGTTTCACATCGATGATTTCGGTGTATGACGACCAGAGCGTCTTATTCTGCAGCTGGTCCGAGGTGCTGTCCGCCGTCTCCCGGACCATCCGGATGTTAAAGGGCCGCTCAGGCAGATTATCCAGAATCACCGACGCCAGAAACTGCGAGGTGGTCTTGCCGTTAATGGTGACATCCTTTTCCGTCACCCAGTTACCGTTACGCTGTAACTGAATCAGCAGGCGGACGGATGTCGGGTTTCGGTCACCCTTTGACGTGGTCTGCACCAGTGACTGCACCCCGAAGGTGACCCGCAGGCGGTCAATGTTCGCGGACGTAATGGTGCGCGTCACCGGCTTTGCTTTCGTCACTTCCACGCCCAGTGCGGTTTCCGCCCCGGAGGACTCAAAGCCTTCAGGTGGTGTCTGCTCCTGCTCCCCGGCGCGCCAGACCGCTGTCACACCATGTATCACAGGATTACCGTCCGTGTCCGTCAGCGGGGTTTTGTTCACCAGGATACTCTGCAGCCCCTTCACCGGACCTTCAATCGGCCCTTCACCAATCGCATCAATCACGCTCATCAT